GTCATCAATTGATTTTACAAATAATGTGTAATTTCTACCGATAGGCCAATTGGTAAAATTTAAATTAATTAAATTATTATGAACACCCCTTACTACTTTTGTGTTCGGTGAGTAATCTATAATAAATTCTTTAGTTAAAGTATCCATTACTGCGTAATAGGCCTCATTTGGCAGATAGTATTTAACTTGATAAGCAAATGTACTATTGAATTGTTTAATTGGGTATAATTCTCTTGCATCCACCTTTATTGATACTTTCTGACCTTGTTTGTAAGATGTTTTTAAATTTGGTGAATAACAACGATATAATACATCATAACTACTACTAGCAGCGAATTCAGTAATATCAATTAATGAACCCGATGCATTTGTTTCAGGATATTCAATTACTAATTTAGGTTGATATATTGTATTTGTTTCTTTAGAGAAAAATTTAATAGTTCCGTAATCAACCGTGTCTAATTCTTTATCATCTGGAAACTTAAGTATAATTCCGTTATTTTGAATACTACCACTTGTCCAATTTTGTATAAAATCAGTAACATCTAATTTAATATCTTCTAATGTATAACTAAATGATTGTGTAGCTACCGAACTTGTAAACCATGCACCACCTAAGCCATCTTCATTTCCTTTTACAAATGTAGAATAAGATGCAGTAATACCATCCATTGTTGTATACCAATTTGTAGATGTATTATCACCATTTCTATAATACCAACTTACACCATTTGTAGTTAAGTTATCGAAACGAGTACCAGTACCCATCTCCCAACTACCACTAACAGGATATGCTTCAATTGTAAAATTAGCAGGAATTTCTTCTGCTTTAGTTATTTTTAAATGTAAAGATGCCGTAAATGGAACTTGTGGTAATGGAATATTATCAAATTGAATTAAAGCTCTACTATTATCTCTAGTATCACCATAATACACTTTAGAAATTTCTAACACCTCATCTATACCTGTATTTTGGTAAGGTTGTTGTAAGTATATAGCTGCATCTTTTGATGCGGTATAAAATAATATCATTATAATGCTCTCCCCTTAATATCTTTGTTTGGATATTTAATTTCAAATATAGATGGATCCAATGATGGATAAACAATCTTATTTCTAGTAGCTTCCGCAATGTTATATGAATATTGTGAATAAGTTATACCAGTTGAATCTGCTAAGTTTATTACTTCAACTTTAGGAACTGATGATACCCCATCTACATTTGCTATCTCTAATTCTAATTCACTTAAATTAATCGGTTGATTCATTTTCCATTTGTTAATATCAAAATAGTTAGTAACCATCTGTACACATTTCAATACAACTTCTCTTTTGTTATAATTAGCAAAAACCGTTATATCAAAATTTACACCAATATTAACAACATAACCATCAATTAAATTAATAGCATCTGTTAATAATCTATATTCTTCCAAATATGTTTTTAAGTTTTGTTTTACTGTCGGATTTAATGTAGTTAATTTACCATTAGAATCATACCCTAGCAAATACATATTAATTGCGAATGGATTACTTTCTACTGCAAATGTTTGTTTTGTTTTTAAAAAAGTATCTAATGCTAAAGTAATCTCATCATCAGTAGAACCTTTTAATGATTTAACTAAATTAGTAAAATCTTTTTTAACTGATGGGTTTCTTAAAACTTGCTGTGCTGCACTTGTATCAATTGAACCATCTTGTTCTACATATACTTTTGCAATACCACCAAACATTGTATCCATTGCCAAAGCTCTAACTTCATAATCTTTCTTAGTTACTGCTCTATTTTGTGAACCAAAAACTGCTATTGCATTTTCTCTAATTTCTTCAATTGTTTCAAACCCTTTACCACCAGTCGCAGGTTCTATATTTTCTACTACTAATGAACGCCTAGATTCTGCATATACAGGTGCGTTTATTTCAGTAAATGATAATAATTCTTCATTAAAGGAAACTGCCTTTATTGTTGTTAAATCACCTTGTGGTACATTTGATTGTATACCACCCCCTGCTAAATAAGTAACGGTCAATGTAGTTTGTGCAGGTGCAATACCATATGTATTTGTTTTTAAAAAGTTAGAAGGATCAAATGATTCACCCATTCTATTAATTGAATTATTTAATCCTAATCCTACATTTTTTGTATTTGGAATCAACAACTCATCAGGTGTAGCTTCATTACCACTGCCAAATCTTAATTCAATAGTTTGTTCATCTACTAAACGAGTTGTAAATCTTTTATTTGTTTGTTGTAATTTTAAAATGTATTTTGGTGCATTTTGAGTAGCTAATGTAGGTTCACTATATGTTGCATTTGGAGATTTAATATAAACCATTTCTTGTGCCAAGTATGGAACTTCATAATAAATACTACCATCACTATCTACTACATTTTCTATTTTAATAAAATTACTTGATGTAATTCTAAAAGTTGGGTTTGGTTTAAATTCACCAACTTCAAATTCTTGCGTATATCTTGTCGCACTAATTGCAGGTACTTTCTTTGTTATTAAATAAGTTATAGGTTGAGTTCCACCATCACCACCCACCGTGAATACACTTATTTCTCTATCTTTAGGATCATTAAAGTCTACAAAATCAGTAGTAATAAATTCTACATTTGGATTACTAGTAGAACCCACTAACATTCCTTCATTGATTTTTAATGCATAATCAAAATCAGGTTCATAATTACTTCCACTATTACCTGCTACTACATATTTTGATGGAAGTGTTTGATATAATGTTAATGTAACACTTGCAGGAGTAGAAATTTTTGGTTTATATCCTAAGTTTTGTGCTAATTGATAAATGTTATTTTTATTACCAGCTAAGTTAATAAATGATTCTTTTAATTGTGCATCTGTATAATAGGAAAGAATATCACCAACATATGCTGCTTGTTCGATAAACATCATACCAGGTGATGCTTCACTAAAATCATTATAAGTGTTACTATAATATGTTTTAGTAAATTCAACTAATGCTTGTCTTAAGGATGCAAAATCTCTATTAAGATATTTAATATCTTTTTTATTTGTTGCCCAACTTTTATCAATAGGTTTTAATGCCATTTTATATTACTATATTTAATTGTTCTAATGTTTGTGAGTTAGAATATTTTAAACTATATTTCAATTCCAAATCTATTCTATTTCTATCTTTCAATGTGTTATCCGTATCGTACACTATACTTTCAATTGTAACATATGGCATCCAAGTATCTATTGCTTCCATAATAGTATCTTCTATAAAAGTATCTAAATTATTACTATTTTGTTCAAATAAAGCTCTTTGTAAATTAGAACCAAATGTAGGTTGCATTAATCTTTCACCTTTTTGTGTTAGTAATAATGATTTAATATTAGATTTAATTTGTTCTTTAGTTGTGTAAGACACTTCAAAATATCCATTGTTACCTCTCCTCAATGGAAGTGTAACACCAACACTTTTATCTTGTTCATCTACTAAAAATTTCTTTTCTAATATTCTAGCCACTTATATTACCCCTTAGTAAATTTTTTAACTAATTGTGAATAATCTCTATTCAATGCCTTTAATACAGGTGCCGCTGCCTGTGGATTTCTTTGTGCTGCGATTCTTGCTTTATGTTCTAATGGAATACCACCACCTTCTTCTTGTCCTTGCATATAAGAACCATATTCTTCATTCATTCCACCCCAACTATTATCCGGTTGTACATATGCTTCAAATCCATCACCATATCCTAAATCGGCAGGATTAATCATCGGTCTGCTTGGTGCTGCTTGTCTTCCTCTAAAATCCATAGTACCCCACTCACCATTATCTTTTGATTTCATTTGGTAGTTTTCATCTACCTTTTGTTTTGGAGTTTCAACTTCTTCGTTTAAAACCTCTTTAATAGCACTTCGTACTTCTTCTTTAATAGTTTTGCGAATATCTTCTCTCAAAACTTTTACTAATGCTTTAATTAATTGTGTTTGATCCATAAAATTGTGTTTTCTTTATATAAGTATTTATTTTTTATAATATCCCCAATATTCCCAATGCCAACACTCATCCGTACCAGCATTATCAGCTAATCTAATTGGATTATACCAACCAAATTGCGGACCTGTTTTTGCTAAGTATCTATATAATTTACTATTTGATTTAGCTCTAGTATTAATAGACGGATTTCCACTACCATTTACTAACTTAAATAATTCACCAATATCAATTGCTAATGCTAAACCATGTGCCGAAGAACCTGCACCTGCAACCGTTCCACTACCACTACTTTTACCTTTTAATCCCGTTTGATGTTCATAATCTCTATAAGCCGATGTTATAGTAAAATAAAACCCATCTCTCTTTGCTTGGGTTTCCCATTTTTTAAATTGTTCTGCTGCTTCTTTTTCTAATAAATATTTCCCACCCTGATATCTACTCAATCCACCATTTGCAATTGGAACTAATAATTTTGTATCAATTTTTCCGTTTTTATACACCATAAGTGATGGTGCTTTTGGTGGTAATCCTACCCCAATAGCCCCAACGGGTCTAATCGGTTGTAATGTATCTTCCATTACTGGAGCAGAAGTAGAAACGGGTTGTGCAGGTGGTGTACTTACTCTTGTCGGAGGTGGTGGTGAATATAATACTCTACCAGAAGGTTCTAATAAATCAGGATTTTCAGCATCTTCTACTTTATTAAATCTAACTCTACCATTTCTTCTTTCATGTTCGATAACTGCTTTATGTTCAACTATTGGTGGATCATCTTCTACAACAGGTTCTAAATCTTCAACTACTGCTACTATTGCTCTCCTATTTGATTTAGCAGGATCAACTTTATACCCAGTCCATGTTGTAATTGCCGGCCCTATTGGTAAGGGTGGTATGTATTGAGAAATTAATTCAGTTGTTCCACTAACCGTTGTCAAATGTATGGTAGCTGCTGCAATAAATCCATTTAAAAATACATCAACATCTTTTATTGGTGGAGTTGGTGTTCCTACGAATTTTCCCGGATTTGTACAATAGTTTTTTGTTACTTGTAAATTTAAAATTGTACCTGGTGCTGGAACTAATGGTGTGCTTACTTTTTGTAAAGTTGCATTTGTCCAATACCCAATTACAGCCTGCCCCAATAAATTCATATATGAATTATAAAAAACAGATGTTTTTGCAGCCAAAGCTATGTTACCTGCGTTAATTAAGGTTTGTTCCATTAATTCGGTATTACCCTTTAATACAGGATTTTTACCACTTAAATCTTTACCTCTCTTAATACACTCATCATATTTTTTAGTAAAAAAAGAAGCCCACTCATCGGATGATTTCCAATTAGCTTCTTTCATTCTACTACCAACTTCATCTTTAAATTGAGACCAAGACATTAGATTAAATAATTCGTTTTAGATAATGCATTCTTTAATTCATTTCTGATATTATTAAAAGGTACTTTATCAATAGGTCCTGGTGCCGATGGACCTGATGGAGTTGCTATTTTCATTTGGTTTATAGCATCTATTAATCTACTCATTAAATCAACCATTGTGTTTCCTAATAACATTGCTTCAGTTGCTGTATCATTACCTGCAAATATTTTTCCATTTTCAACACCTATTATCACATTGTTGTTACCAGTTGCTGCAATTTGAATAGGACCATTTTGTACAATAAAGTTTAAACCTTTTTCGGCATCTATTGTAATAATATCATCAGTAAAGATAGATAAATTTTTCTTACTAAACAAAAATAATTCAGCAGTTTTTGCTGATAAAATAACTCTACCACTATTCACCACAATTTGATCACCTTTTAATTCATCCGATGATGGATATGTACCAACTGCTTCTTTATTGACATTTATAGTTTCTTTAAATAAAGTAACATATTCTCCCGATGTAATTTGTATTGATGTCCCATCATTATTTACATCTTCTGTTGTAGTAGAAAAAACTTTATTATTAGTTTGTGATTCTGCATTTTCTCCGTTACGGATTAAAATAGCAGGATATTGTTTACCATCGGTTTTTTCAGAATGTAGATATCCACTAAAACGAATACTATTACCAAATTTACCCTGAATAATAGTATCACCCTCATTTGGTTTTAATTGATGTAATCTAATATTTCTTTTATAGTATTTTCCTGCAAACCCTTTATTTACTTTTGTTTGAGTAACATTTGCTTCGTTTGAATTGGCAATTCCTGTTTGTTGTACTTCTTTAAAAGTTTCTAATCCAGCATTTGTACTATTGCTTTCAATAGTTTTTATTGTGTTAGATAATATCTCTAAATTTGTATTAAATCCAATTGTATTTTGAAAACTAACAGGTTTATAAAAAGATTTTCCGTTTATAATTTCAACATAAACAATTTCACCCAAAACAGGTAATGTAAAATTATATCTATCAATTGGGTATGCAACTAATAAATCTTCATCCTTAGTTTCAGCTTGTTCAGGTGTTCTGTATCTAATTGCACCATAGTACAATCCTGCTTTTTCAAAATAATCGGAAGCATTTTCTACTTCTTCGAATATTTTATCATTATCATCTAATTTTTCAACTATATCATCATCTTCGGTAAATACAAATTCAACGGATGCAAGTTTGGTTTCTTGTCCACCTCTACCTACCGATGTTTGTACTGAACCACCGGATTTACTCGATACATAATTACCTATTGCCATTATTTACCCAATGTTTCTTTTAATGATTCAATTTCAAATTCCAAATCTTCAATCTTATCTTCAGTATTTTGTGTAATTTCTTTTGCCGTTGCATCTAATTCATCTAATAACGCTCTTTTATCATCTTCACTTAACCAACCCTCATCACCTGCTTTCTTTGTATTTGCTAATACTAACTTTTGTGCTATATTTGCAATCTTAATCAAATGATCATCGTTACTAATACTAGCTTCTATCAATTGTGTAATGATAGGACCAATAGTAATTACATCAGATGGTTTAGTTACCAACTTTCTCATTTCTTCAATAAGACCTGAAATGTTTTTCTTTTTACTTTGTTGGTTTTCGTAAATATCTCCCAACAAATCACTAAATGTTTTTCCCTTAAATAAGGGAAAATTCATGTCTACGCTTGCCATAAATCGTTTTTTATAAATATTGTGTAATTAAAAACTTACTTACTAATGATATAACTACCCAATACTAAGTAATCCATTTCACAATCGTAAAATGTTTTAATAGCAGTTTCGGGATCTAATACCATTGTTTGACCTCTAAGATTAAATGAGGTATTAAGTAAAATAGGATATCCACTTAATTTTTTAAATTCTTTAAGTAAGAAGTATATATCTGTATTAAATTCTCTTGTAACAGTTTGAACTCTTGCAGTTCCATCGGCGTGAGTTATTGATGGTAAACCTGCAATATAACCATCTTTAACTTTAAATACCTGATTCATATAAGGAACTTCTTGTCCTAACATTTCAAAGTAATTATTAGCTTCATCTGCGGTTACCATAGGAGCAAATGGTCTAAATCCTTCTCTTTTTTTGATAACTCTATTAACTTTAGGTTTAATATCTGGAATTGTTGGATTTGCTAATATAGAACGATGCCCCAATGCTCTTTGTCCAAATTCACTACTACCTTTAAACCATCCTATGATAGCCCCCTCATTAATCAACTTAGCAACCTCTTTAGTCAATGCAATTGGTGATGCCATATGTTTTACCTTTTCAATAGGTACATATTGTCTAATAGTGTTTAAATAATCAGCGTGAGTATAAGCAGGTCCTAAATATGGGTTAGTATTTTCTACTCTTTTGTTTAATGGTTCTTTCATCCAAACATACAAAGCAGCACCAATAGCACTACCTGCATCAGATGGAGCAGGTGGTACATACACATTTTTATATGGAGTGTTTATAGTTATCTTTCCATTTGCCAAACCATTGTAAGCACAACCACCACTTAAACATAAATTATCCATTGGATAGTGTTTGTAGAAATTATTTAACATTGTAAAGAATAATCTTTCATAATGTGCTTGTAAAGAAAATGCAATATCTTTATGTACTTGTTCTAATTCACTTTCTGGAATACGTGGAGTAATACCAAATAATTCACTCATTTTGAAAGTAAACATTTTCTTTTCAGAATAGTGAAATGAAAAATATTTCAAATCTAATTCTAAATTATTACCATTTAATTTTGCTAACTTTTCAAATTGTTCTCTATACACATCTTTATCACTACCATATGCTGCTAAACCCATTACTTTATATTCACCACTATTTGGTTTAAATCCTAAGAATGCTGTAATTGTTGCGTAAAGTAATCCTAATGAATGAGGGAAATGTGTTCTTTCTAATGGTTGAATATATCTACCCTTAACTCCCAATCCTAATATAGCTGTTTCATTTTCACCAACACCATCTACTGAAAATAAATGTGCTTCGTTAAAAGGTGATGTATAGAACGAATATGCTAAATGTGAAATATGATGTTCTACATATTCAATAGAACCTCTATATCCCAATTCTTCTCTAATAATTTTTTCAATATTATTATTAGATTTCCAAAATATTAATTTTTTAGTTAATCCTAATGTTTTTGGAAAATATTTATGCCATTGTGCTTTAAATCTTTCAAACTTCTTTTTGGGATCTTCGTACCAAACAATTTTATCTATTTGGTTAATCTTTAATTTGTTTTGTTTTAAAATCCACTTAATAGAATTGATAGGGAATCTTTGGTCATGTTTTATACCTGTAAATCGTTCTTCTTCTTGTGCCGATACGACTTTACCATCTACAATTAATGCAGCTGCTGAATCATGATAAAAAGCTGATATCCCTAATATTCTCATCTCGTTATTGTTCTCTTCCAAAACGGGTCTTTTGATTCTTGTGTAATATCTCCCTCATCTAAAAATTGATAATACAATTTCATTTGAGTTTCTTTCATTTTAGAAACAACTTTAGTTATATAATGTGTTTTATACCCAGTCATTTCTCTCACCAATAAGTATAATGATTTTTTATTAAAGTTCTCAATATATTCAGCCCTTCTAAATAATTCTAATACCGCATCTGCAATTTGAATATCTCTCTTTTTTGTAAACTCTCTATTAAGATTTAAATCCCAATATTGTAACATTCTATTGTTAAATGTTTTAAACTCATCATTATGATTTACTTGTTTAAAGTCATTTTCTAAATCCCAATGTTCAGGCATTTCACTAATTTGTGCAGTAGCCTTAAATCTTTTATAGTTTGAGTTATTGTTAAGGATAAGATAGTTTCTAGCGGCAATTGTAAAATAACTAAATGCCTTACCCTTACCTTCTTCAAACTTATGTATTTTTTCCAATAGGAATGAAATTACTTCATGTTTAATATCTTCTTTATCGTCATCAAAATAACTAAATCCCCATGTATTTAACACATTCTCCGCTAACTTATAAAATGAATAGTGTATATGTTCTGCATATAATTTATTTCTTTCAATTTGATTATCCGATTTATTATATGCTATAATAGCTGCTTCTGTTTGCTCCGTAAAATAACGGGTATCTTTTTTCTTTCTTCCCATTATAGTTTTCCGTTTAATATGTTTTTATTTCTTTCAATTAGGTTTTTCAAATCTGTAAAAGTTGAACCTACCTCATCATCACTTTCAAACGCACCAGTAGAATCAATTTCTTTCATTGCATTTAAGATTTGAACATATGTATCAGTATTTTCTTCTAAAATGTCTTCATATCTTTCTAATTTATTTAGAAGATTCCAAACAGCATATCCTAATGATATTGAAATTAATGTAAGTATTATTATAACAATTGTTACCATATTATGCTACCTCCCATCCATCTAATAAATAAGTTGATAAATTCTTTTTCTTAACTGAAAGGGTTTCATCTCCCTTTTTTAATAAAAGTTTTTCATTTCTCCCTAATCTTTCAAATGCAGATTTTCTAATAGTCTCAGTATATTGTCTATCTCTAATAGTTAATCCATTTAAATGATCAATTTCATGTTGAATACAAACTGCTTCTAATAAATCAGTATCACCGAATAGTTGGTTGATATCTTCGTGTTTTCTTTCTTTTGTACCAAACTCTAATACATCAGGAAAATTATCCGCTTTAACTTTAACACCATAAGAACGAACTGTCTTAAGTGGTTTTTTCATTGTTTTAGGTAAAGATAAACAACCTTCAAAATACATTATCTTATCAGTTGTTTCTTCAATGATTTCTGGATTAACCAGAACTAAAGGTTCTTCTCTGACATTGATTACACAAATTCTTTTATTTAAACCAATTTGGTTAGCACTCATACCCAACCCCTGATGTTGAGTTACAGCGGTTAATAATGCTGCAGTTGCTAAATCTTGTTCTTCTTTTGTAAATTTGGTTGTTGGTATTGGTTTTTTTAATACCGAAGTGTCTGTTACTATTTTTATCATATGTAAATGTTTATTACACAAATATAAAGTATTAATTGTAATAAACCAAAAAATATTTGATATAATATTATTTTTTAAATATTAAGAGTAAATTTCCAAATTCAGATATATAGATATTTTCTTTTTCAATTTTATTTTCTAAAAATTGAAATATATGTGGTTGGTTAATATCTTCTATAACATAAATCCCATTAGATTCAACTCTAGTATATAAATTAGTAAAAGTAGATATTTGTGCAATTCCAGTGTGTAATCCATCATCAATAATAATTTTAAATTTCATATCACCTAAAGTATTATCACATTCTTTAGGATTTGTTGAATCAAATAGAAAAGTTTTAATTCTATTCTCTTCAAATTGAGTATCAGGTTGAATATCACCACCATATATCATTGCATTCGGAAAATATTCTTGCCAACTTCTTAAACTTGCACCTGGTTTATAATTTGGCACTTTAGTATTTGCCATACTACTTTGTGCATCTGGTATTATTGTTCCGATTCCTATTTCTAATAAGTTAAATTTTTCTTGTCTAATACTTTCAAAAACTTGTTCGTATTTTTTAGTATATCCACTTAAATTTTTATCACTTCCATAAAAATCTATTATTTCTGTTAATGTTTTCATTTTTAAAATAAATTATATAGTGATTTTAATTCTAAATCTCTTTGTTTTATTGGATTAAGGGTAGGTGTTAAATCTGCATTTTCTAAAGTACCAGATACTTCTCCCTCTAATTTAAATCCTACTATTTTATAGTTTTGTTT